GCCACACTGTATGAGAACAGAGAAGATTTGGTTGTTGGCACACAGGTGAATCAAATCCCTAACCATGCTAGACGTTTGGTGAGAGCACACCGAGTGAGGGGGTTTTGATGGCTGTTCGCGCAGGACGTATGAGGCACAGAATCGAAGTTGTTCGTGACACAGGCTCACGAGACGAATTTGGTGGATCTACGAATGAACGTGAGGTTGTTGCTACTCCATGGTGTTCTTTACGTGTACTTTCAGAAGTTGAAGATGACGGTCGCCATACTGGTATCGGTCAGACAATGATCGAGTTTACTATCAGATACTCCAAATCTTTAGAAAATCCAACATCTGATATGTATGTTATTTTTAAGGGTAAAGAGTATGACATTACTGGCGTCGTCAACCACCTAGAATTGAATGAGAAGTTGATTATTTCGACTAGGGAGAGATGATGGAATCTGACCTAAAGGAATTCCTTGAAACGAATGTCACAAATGTGGATAAGGCGTATCCGCACGTTATTCCGGCAATCGCTGAACTGCCTGCGATCGTCTACACTGAGATTTCGTTCGAACGAAATAGTAATTCGAACTTTATCGATTCTCGGATGACCGATCATAGGTTTCAGATGTCCATTGTTACTAAGTCCGCAGGTGACACAATTCGGATCAAAAATGAGATGATTGGGTTGTTTGAGGGGTTTGCTGGTGTAATGGGATCAACACGGATTTTTACATCCCGTGTGGTCGCCTCAGTACCATTTTATGACACTAAACAACAAACATTCGAACACACTATTGATGTGATGTTCGCTGTTGATAACTTTTATGTAGCTCCAGGAGCATAATATGGCTGGCCTATCAGACATTAGTGTGGCTAACTTCACACAATTGCAGTATGAAACATCTGCAAACTTCGCGACAAGCGAAACACTGGCCGAAGTAACCTCTATTGGTGAACTCGGTGACGAGAAGACAATTATCGACGTTCAAACATATGGCGTTGAATATCTTCGAAAGTTGACTGGTACTGCGAACGCTGGACCACTTGATATTACTGTGAACATTAACCCATCAGATACGACCCATCAATATATGTTGAACTTATATTCAACTGGTGCTCGTCAGGTGTTCCGTCTTTATATGTACGATCCATCTCTTACTGATGGTAACTATGTTGAGTTCACTGGTTTCGTTGCATCGAAATCCCAGTCTAATGAATTTGACGCCGCCCGTACTGTTTCTTTCTCAATTGCGATTGATGGCGCAGTTGGTCAACTAACTGCTGTTTAATGGAGAATCTAAATGGCCGGATTAAGTGATATTTCTGTATCTAACTACACTCAGCTTCAATGGTTAACATCAACTGGTGGTATGAACTGGGGAACCGCAGCTGACATCAGCACCCTTGGTGAAGTAACTTCTATTGGTGAACTTGGTGATGAAAAGACTATTATTGACGTACAGTCTTATGGTGTCGATTACCTTCGTAAATTAACTGGTACAGCGAATGCTGGTCCAATTGATTTCGTTGTTAACATCAATCCTGATGACGCAACACACCAATGGATGTTCAATCTTTATGAGACGGGTGCTCGTGAAACCTTCCGCTTGACAATGTTTGATCCATCTCTTACTGATGGTAACTATGTTGAGTTCACTGGTTTCGTTGCATCTAAGTCACAAGGTAACGAATTTGATGCTGCTCGTACAGTAACATTTTCAGTTGCTATTGATGGTGCGATCGGTGCTCTGACAGAGTGGGTTGCTCCAACCTAATCATTAACGGGCATAAGCCCATGGAGGTATTATGCCTGTTAAGATTACAAAGATAAAAACAACGGGTCTCAAAGAACTTGAAAAAGCTCTTGAGAAGCTTTGGGATCCGAAGTTTCGTCGTGCCGCTCTCCGAAGATCTGGTAGAGCAGCGATGAAACCTGTTCTTGATGATGCGAAACAGAACGCACCTATTCTTCAAGATACAGAAAGAAATCCCGCTGCAGAGCCAGGAGAGTTGAGAGCTGATATTAAGATGTCAGCAAGGGTAAACATCAACCCATCCGTATATAAATCTAGTGGGAAAGTTCGCAAAACATCCAAGCATGAATTGTCCGTGATGGTGAAGACTGGTAAGAAGTCTGAAGATTATGCATTGGTTGTAGAATATGGCCGTGAAGAATTTATGGTCATGAGAAATATTGTGTTCGGGAAGGAAGTGAAACCTTTCTGGGCTCCAGTTGCTAAACTAGAACCTCGTCCATTTATGCGTCCTGCTTTGGATAAGAATGTTACAAAGGTTCTAGATACATTCGCAAGCGTGATGGAAAAAGAAGTCGAAAAACAAGCACGCGCGCAATTACGAAAATATAATGGTAAAGGTAAGTAGGAGAAATAAATGACTGTTTCAGCTCTTGATTTATTTTCAGCAAAACCAAAGATCACTAAGATGATGTTGGAACCGTTGGATGATTTTTGTTATGTTCGCGAATTCACTATGTCTGATCGTCACAAGATTCAGAACTATGCTCGCGAAGACATCAACTCTGCGATCGGATACAACATCATCTTCGGTATTTGTGATCATGAAGGTAATCGCCTTTTTACTGAAGAAGATTACGAAAAGATTTTAGAACTTCCTGAGGAAACCTTCACATGTCTATTTGCTGCTGTGATGGAAGCAAATAAGGCTGATGAGAAGGAAGTAGCAAAAAACTAATCAAAGACCCAGACAGAATCTTCACCCTTCAATTGGCACTGGTATGGGGTCAGCCAGTAGAGTACATCGAAAGTCTACCGATGTCCACAATAGCCCAATTCAAGGCACTGAATATTCTACGCCCGTTCACGGGTGATGCCGAGCGCTATGAGCTTGGAATGATTGCTTCACTTATATACAACACCAATTGTAGTAAGAAGAAAGATATGAAGCAACCAAAAGATTTGTTCCCATTCTTAGATACAAAGACGCCTGATTGGTTAGAAGACGAACGTGTTCTAAAAGCCAAGAAGATACTTATGTCCATTTCCGGTCATAAAGTTAGTCCTGAATTGTACGAGAAGAGCTACAATAGCATTAAGAAGTCCATTCTTGAGGAGATCGAGATTATTCGTGATAGCGATGAGCCATGCGAATATACCATCAACAAATTATCTGAATTAATAGGTGAAGGTAATGGCAAAGAAGACATATAATGTCGGTCGAGTCTCTGTTGAGATGGTTGCTGATACTGTACAATATGTCCAGAAATTAAAAGAGGCTGAAGGGAAGACGAAAGACGCCCATTCCGGTATTCGTAAGGAATATGGAAAGACAGGTAAACAGTCTAACACCACAGGTAAAAATATTGATGGTTTGAATGATCGTCTTCAAGAAGCTGCTAAGACCGCCCAATTGGTTCAAGGTCCACTCGGTGGTGTTGCTGCTCGTCTAACAACATTATCAAGTGTTGCAAGTTCTTCTCTTTCTCCTGTCAGTAAGCTGGCTATCGGTTTGTCAGCTGTAACAACTGCTGCTTTGGCTGGATCAGTCGCTGCATTTAAGATGGCTTCCAGTCAAGCTGAAGCTGCGAAAGAAACACAAGCATATGCAAAAATTGTTGGTGTTTCTACACAACAAATGTTTGAGTATGGTAAGGCCGCTGAAACTGTGAGCATTTCCACATCAAAATTTGTTGACATCACCAAGGACGTGACCGAAAAACTTGGTGAATTTATTGATACAGGTGGCGGCGGTTTCAAAGACTTCTTTGAACAAGTTGCACCACAAGTTGGTCTCACAGCTGATGAACTTCAGAGAATGTCTGGTCCAGAAGCACTACAAGCTGTTAAGAACGCTATGGACGAAGCTAATGTGCCGATGAAGCAACAGGTATTTTATTTAGAGTCTATTGCTTCGGATTCTTCCCTTCTCATTCCGTTGCTTGCTGAACAAGGTAAAGAACTGAATAATCTGACAGAGCGTTACGGAAATCTAAACACCGTGATGTCAGATGGTACGCTGAATGCATTCAATAATGTTAATTCTGCTATAGGTACGGCTGGTCAATCATTTGTGAACTTCATTGGCGAAGCTATTTCACCATTCCTAGATGGTTTGGATGAGATGACAATTGCTGTTGGCGAATTCTTTGCTGTGTGGACAAAGGAACTTCAAGTGAGTAACATCGCTGAAGATCCTTTCCATAACTTCACAGAAGGGACTAAGAATAACGAGTCTGCACTTCGCGCTTGGAAGATGACCGCTCAAGAATCCCTAAAGGTCGTCGAAGCATCTATTGCTAAGATCGAAAATACCTCTCGTACAGGTAGGTCTGGTGATGCCAATCGTAAGATTGAGGCTGAACGCCGTGAGCGTTTCAATCAATTGAAGGCCAATATCGAGGAGGCAACCCGTCTTGAAAATGAATTCATCAAGAATCGTGAAAAGAATAATACATTCCTTTCCCGAGACAACCGTGAATTCGGTGTTGCTTCAGGAGGTAAGGCTGGGGCTGATGCTATGGGGTTGGCTTCTATCGAAAAGCGGAACAAAGCCAGATTCCGCATGGAACAGCAACATTATAACGATATTTTGCGTCTCGAACAAGAGTTTCAAAATCAATGGTTGAAGTTGCAAGAACAATACGGCATCAATTCCGATGAACGTGCTCTTGCTGAGCAACAAGCCAATTTGGATATTTTGCAACATGCATATGACCAAGGGTTAGTTTCTCACGAAGATTTTGAGAAAGCCAAGACACAGATAACTGAAGAGCATGCCAAACAGAGAGCTGCGACTGAACGTGCAACCAATCTTATGGCAATTCAGTCATTTCAGAATGCAACAAGTTCTATTTTGAACTCTCTGAATGAAATGGGCGAAGAAGGTTCTGCTGCATACAAAGCTCTGTTCCTTGTGAACCAAGCTGCTGGTATTGCTAATGCAATCGTTTCCGCTGAAGTTGGTGCTGCGAAGGCTCTTGAATTGGGTGCCATTGGTGTTCCTTTGTCTGCGACAATCAGGGCTGCAGGTTATATGTCCGCTGGTGTTATTGCTGGTCAGACAATCGCTGGTGTCGCTCACGGTGGTATGGATTCGGTTCCATCTGAATCGACGTTCTTGTTACAACAAGGTGAGCGGGTTATTCAGCCCGAGGCCAACAAAGATCTAACTAAGTTCCTTGACACAACTGAGTCTGGTGGTATGGGTGGAACAACACTCAATTATAATCCAACCATTAATGGTGCATTCGACTCTGAGACGTTCGCTCAAGAATTATCTAAGCATTCAAAACAGATGACAGCCCAGATCAATAAAGTTCAGAAGGAACGCCCATCAAGGAGATCGAGATGATTGACTTTCCACATGACATTGCTCTAATTTCAAATGTTTCGATCACTCACAACACTCCACAATATGTAACAGAATCATTGAACCTTCAGAAACGATCTAGAGATCGAGGAATTCATAGAATTGAAGGAACTTTTGATGTTACTGTGGAGAAAGAGAACATCCGAGCCTTTGAGGTTTGGCTTCTTAATGTTCGTGGTCGTCTGAATACATTCTATTTGGAACTTGGTGATCGTTTCACATCAGAGACAGCAAACAACAACCCTCTTGTTGCGACACAAACACCAGCTGGTGCAAATTCGTTACCAATCAATGGTCTATCGGGAACTGTTTCTGCAGGCGATTATTTCAATATTGCTAATGATGAGAAGACCTATATGTGTATGGTTGATACATCTAACGTAGAAGCGATGACAATCTTCCCTGAATTGCGTCAACAAGCTAACTTGTCATCACAAATTGTGGTTGATCAGGTTAAAATTCTATCTTATTTAACAGAGGATACGCAGACGATCGACTATACAGAAGCTGGTCAGATTGCAACATTCTCTTGTGACTTCGTGGAGGCACTACAGTAATGAAAACATTTCTACTAATGCGATTAGATTTATCAAACTCAGGTGCTAATCGTATCTTGCGGTTTACAAACGCGCCATATGATATTGAAGATCTCTTTGGTGATGTTTATCAATCTACTGGTGACCTACTTCAAATTGGTGATGGGTCAGGCTCTGAGACTGAGCTTGTTAGTACTGGTCTAACAGTTTCCCTATCTGGTGTTGATCCATCATACCAAGCTGAAATCGATAATAATGGGTTCCTTCGTGCCCCCATAGATTTAATGTTAGTGAAAGTTCCGGATGGAAGTAATGTTGCTACCGAACAGATTTATTATCATCGGGGTTTGTGCGACACACCACAAACAATCATTGATTCGACATCTGGAACTATTACCATTCAGATCGAAACGCAATCAATTCTCGGTGATCTCGATAAAACACCATCATTAACAAAGTGTTCATTCTCTGTCCATTCATCTCGCCATGCTGGCGATAAGTTCTTCGAATATACAGCTGATGCTGAGACTCAGGAGATTTGGTGGACTGATCTTTAAGGAGTATTTTATGGTCTTAATGGAACAATTCAATTGTGAGTTGGCTAAAGCTAACGGTCAACGAATTAAGTGGGGTTTGTTGGACTGTAATACTCTGTTTTTGATGATTTTCGAACCAAGCCTTTATGAACTGTTCATAAAAGAATTCGATACTTATACTGAAGCATTGGATTATGCTGAGGTTGCTACAGGGTATCGAACTGTATCGGACTTTCTTGAATCAAATGAAAAATATTCTCTCGTTGAAGGGAGACCAAAGGTGGGTGATATCCTATGTAATGGGATACATGTTGCATTCCACACAGGTCATAAAATTTTCGCTATCAGAAAAACTCGCTTTAGATATCGTCCATTATCTGAGTTCAATCTTTCTGAATTTAAAATATATCGGAGGAAATAATGGCTGATCCAATTACTCTGGTCATTACAGCTATTTCAGTTGCATCCGCTGTCTATTCATACACAGTTGCTAAATCGATTGACACTCCCGATTCATCCGATATTGGCGTAAACGTAACTAAGTCTGGCTCACAATCTACACGAAACATCATTTATGGTCGTTCCAGAACATCTTCTGTCAACGTCTATAATAACGTGAACGATACTGACAATGCACAAATGGTTCAGGTGTTCACTATGGGTATTGGTCCATTGACCACTATCCACAACTTATATATCGATGAAGTTCCTGTATTCTCTTCAGACCAAAGTATTGTGTCTGATCCTAATGATGAGACATCAGAATTCTACCTCAAGAACCTTTTATCTAATGGATTCGAAAAGCAAGTAGACCTTCAATTCCGTAATGGTCACGAATCCGAAGTCTATATGAAGGCTATTGGTGATCGATCGGATGGCGAATGGACGCCTGATCACCGTGGCGATAGATGTTCTCAGGTTGGTATTATTGTCAAGCGAATTATCGACCAAGATGGCATTAGAATCACTTCTGATAGATATTCTGTATCTGGTGATGTTTCTGGTCTTGCACTTCATGACCCAAGATATCATATCAATCGTTCAGATAAGGCGTTCCAGCATAATATTGCAGGTTCTCCACCAACCAATCCTGCGGTTGTGCCCGTAGAATCACAGGTTCCAGGGAGAAATCCAGCACTGGCTCTGTTCGATTATCTAACAGATACCTATTATGGTATGGCAATCCCAGACCAATATGTGAATTTTGATGATGTGATGCTTGCCGCTGATTTCTGCGATCTGAATGACTTATTCATTGACGGTGAAATCAATACAGAGAATTCGCATTCTGATATCATTACAAAAATTCTATCATGTTTTGGTGGTTTCCTTGTAAATGAAAACGGTCAACTTAGAATTAAGTTTGAACAAAAGGAAACAAACTCTCTGTGGTCTTTTGACTACAATAACATTCTTAGTGATATTAATGTAACGAATCAATCTTCGTCAAATTACTGGAACGTTGTTGAGACTAAATTTAAGTCTGCAGCAATGAATCAGAAAGAAGATAATTTTGTTCTCCCACAAGATGTATTTACAGACCCTCGTGTTCAGAGAGATGGTGTCGTCGAAACAAAGACACTTGATATGCCTCTGACAATCGATGGCAATAACTCTGATATAGATGGCAATATCCTTATTGACGGTGCTGTTAAATTTCTAACCAACCGTGAATATGAGCGTTCTAATTACCAGAAGACAATTGAATTTGAAATCGACTATTCAGATTATCCTGTAGAAACAACAGATATCATTGACATCACTGATGAGAATCTGGGTTGGGTTAGTAAGAAGTTTCGAGTTCAATCGTACGAGCGTACAATTGACTCAGATAAATTGGATATTGCAACAGTCCGTGCAATTGAGTATGCAGATGAAATTTATGATGCAAACGAAGAAGGGACAGTAGGCTCAAAGCCTAAGCCGCGTCCTCCTGTTGCTGTCGCTCCAGTCGCTGGATTGGTGTTTAATCAAGAAACCTATATCACCAACGGTTATGGTACACTTTCTTGGAACCAAACTGCGTATGATCCATCTCTTTCATTCATTGTTGAGTATAAGTTAAGTTCTGTTGCTGACTGGACAAGATTGGGTGAGACTCTTAATTCATTTTGGAAGGTTCAGAACCTGAAGACTGGTGATTATGATTTTCGTGTTGCACAAAGACACGGAATTTATGGTACATCAGGTTGGACTACTATTGTCAATCAATCGATTAATCAGAACTATACACTACCTAATGTGACTGGAGTGACGTGCGATACAACAACAATTGACTTCGACTTCACTTGGGATGATATGTTGAATGAATCAACTGGTGTTGTAGTTGATCCTGATAATCCAGATGGTCTGGGGATAGTTGGTGTTGTTAGTGATGTATTTGCTGACTATGTGGTTGACATTTATCATAACACTGGTTCATGGGAATTTGTTAAGCAATACTACACAACAGAACCTAGATTCAAATATTTGTACCAAGAGAACTCTGCTAACGGTATCAATCGAAACGTTCGTTGTGAAGTGCGTATTCGAGCCAAAGCTGGCGATCTTAGTTCTGTCGTCAATTCATCGAGATTTGATGCAAACAACCCCCAGATTGGACAGGCTTCTGGATTGGCTGTTGACGGTGAATTGGGTACAGCCATTGTTACATGGACTGACCCTAATGTTAATGATTATCGAGCAACGAAGATTTATGCTTCGAAGACTAGCAATTTCACACCATCAGCAGGTAACTTCATTGGTGAGCAAGCAGGCACTCTATTTACTCATGTGTTTCCTGATACTGATGTATATTACATTAAGATTGCACACGCTGATAAGTTCGGTGATGATTCATTGAATTTCAGTTCTCAACAGAACTTCACACCAAGATCTATTGATGAACTGTTGCCTGATTTACCTGATGAATTGGATAATCTCCGTGATCCGGCGAATGCATATACAGATACTGGTGAGTTGGCATGGACAGTTGCATCTCCAGATTCGAATACAGTTACTGGACTTGGTCTTTATGCCAAGAACAATGGCACTTCAACTGTATTGATTGCCGCCGATGATTTTATCGTCGCTCCTGGAGGTCACCCTCAGTGGAGTTCAACAGAATCGTATTCTATCGGAGATCGTGTATTTCATGGTACATATCCGAATAATGTTGCATTATATGAATCGAAAACTAATCACACCAATCAACAACCACCAAATGGAACCCACTGGGATTTAATCAATTCTAATGTGAACCAAGCAGTGTTCTATGTAAACGCCTCGGGTGATGTTATTATGGAAGGTGCGATTATTGACCAAATCAATGGTAATCAGATCACAGCAAACAGCATTACTGCTGCACAAATCGCTGCAGATAGTATCACTGGTAATGAAATTTCTGCTACATCTTTGATTCGTGTTGGTTCGGGTTCTAATAGTGTGTCTATGGACGGCGCAAACGCAACATATCGTTTGTATGTTGGTAGTACAACCCCTTCTTCAGCACCATTCCGAGTGACGCAAGCAGGTACTGCTACTCTGACTGGTGCCACCATTAACGGTGGTACGATTACGATGACTGACACATCTGGTGGTCAAGCAATCCATAATAATGATAATTCTCGTTGGTTCGACGACGTCGGAACACTCCGAGTGAGAATTGGTAAACTTTCATAGGAGGCAGAATGGCCACGTATGGTTTAGAACTTAGAGATTCAACAGGAACAGTTTTTACTAACCCTCTTGATTCTTTGATGAAATATGTTACTTTCAGAAGTGTGGACTCTCGTGCACACAATTATACTGGGTCATTCAGTTTATCCTCTTTCAATCTACCATCCAATGTTGGTGTTGTGGCCGTTCCTAGGTGTTACGACACCACCAATCGAACATCACCTAATAACTGGGATACTGTCGATTACTTTGGGTATGGATTGAAAACATGGATTACTGGAACAGCACCAAACTTGACCGTCAATTACACTGTGTATGATATGTATCAACTTGAGATCCCAGGATTCTCACTTCAACCTGATGGTTTCCTTGGTGTTGTCGTGCTTCTATTTTAGGTGTAAATATGGCTTATGGTTTTGAAAGTTTCAATGATTCTGGTAGAATCTTAGTCTCGGATTCATTCACACATTTAGGTTTGGCAGCAGAACAGGTCAATAGTCCTCCTTCTTCTGGACAAAGCTTTTCTTATGATGTGAATCTCCCTGAATTATCAGGCACATCGATTCATTCTTTAGTTCCTGTATTGAAGAATGGTCTATTGCGTCAAACTAGGTTGTATTATAGACCCAACCCAACGAGATTGAGATATATTCGCTATACCGCGATCCCGTTTGGGTCGGCTTCTGTGACATCCCGTATATTTGCTCGGGATATGATTAAATTGTCTGCAGAGCCGACAGATTATGGCTTACAGCTATATAATGAATCAGGTGAAAAGTCTTTCTCCTCGAATTTTAATCAACTTCGAATGAGATACTTGGATACAGGCTCAACAAACAATCCTTGGACATGGACTTTAGGTTCAGGCACTCGTCCATCTGGTTGGATTGACTACACCACTCAGATTCGATCTGCAACAGGTAACAACGATCTGTATGCAATCGCATTCAACACTGGTGATTCTAACCTTAATTGGGTCAACTATGGTATGTGTTCTCCGAATCATACAGCCAAGATCAGTGGTTCAGCTGCTGGTTTCGGTGGAGGATATATCGGTATGCATGGCTCATATTTTGTTGTTGCCGCTGATTCATCAAATTTTTCGACAAGCATTTCTAATCAACGTATTAGATTCTATGGTGCTGTAGTAGCAGCATACGATTAATTTCTTCAGAGCCTTCTAACGAGGGTTCTTTGGAAACATTTCATTAACAACTGCATGAAAGAGGTGGAAGCCAATGATTACTGCAGGAAATTACCCTATCGAGGTTCGTCGTGGGGATACTGGTCAGTGGAACTTCCAACTGACAGATACTGGTACAGGAAATCCAATAGACATTTCAGGTTGGACAATCACTGGTATCGCGAAATGGGATCAGAACACTGTGTGGTATGAATTGCCAATTGAATTCACCACTGATGGTACTGATGGTCGTTTCTTTTTCTATATAGACAAAGCAACATCGGAAGCTTTGTTGCCTGTTGGCACACCTCCACCTGATTCAAGTTCATACGAAGTTCAGTGTAGTTTTGACAACATGGGTACAATTGAAGTTGCAACTTTCTTGGTTGGAACGTTTACTGTAGTTCGTGATTTGGTTCGCGGTTCAGATGCTGTTCCACCAAATCCATAAGGAGAACATATGTCTATTACAATTAGTGTGGTTGAAGATACTCCATTAGGTTTGGGGCAAACAGAAGTTGGTGTTATTGAAGGCATCTTCTACAGCACAAACCGATTTGACACACTCCAAGATACACCCCCAACTAAAGTACCAGATGCATTAGTGAAAGCTGATGCTGCAGGAAATAATTTAGAATATGGTGGCGACGCAAATACATTGATGCGTTGGCAAGGACTTTGGCAAGACCAAGCATATAAAGCTTACGATGTAGTTCGTGCCGATAACTATTTGCGTATCGCAAATCAAGACACAACAGAACCAGCTGGTCTCATTCCAGTTGGTGGTGTTGATTATCTATATGATGGCACATCTCCGACTACTGTCGCCACTGTGAAACAACTATGGTTGGGACAGAAATATACAACCACCACCAATGGTTTGAAAATTCAGAGTTATCGTATTTATACTGTTGCAGGTAATAATTACACCATCTTCATTCGTGAATCTGGCGAGCTTTCCCAGCTCTTGGACTTTACCGCTCAGAGTACAGGGTGGCAGGAAACTGGCCTGAATTTATTGTTTGGGTCAAATCTCGAGATCGACCTACTTATGTTGGTTCGCGAACCTGACC